CCGTATCGACGTCCTCTACGGCTTCAACACCATCCGCCCGCCCATGGCCGTGCGGCTCTGGGGCTAAGGCACAGGAAAGGAGAACACGAACATGGCAATTCCGAATGGCGGCGGCGGTTACCAGGTTGGTGACGGCAACCTCAACGAGCCTCTGATCGACGCGCTCCCCGATCCCGTCTCCGTCACTACGGCGGCGACGCTCACCCCGGCGCAGGTGCTGAACGGGCTGATCCTGGCGAACTCCGGGATCACCGCCGCGTCCGTCACCTACACCCTGCCGACGGTGGCGGATCTGGAACTCGTCCTGTCCAACTCGGACAAGGTGGGCACGGCGTTCACCTTCCGCCTGGTGAACCTCGGCACGTCCTCCGGCACGGCGATCATCGCCACCAACACCGGCTGGACGATCACGGGCTCGCTGACGATGACCGTCCCGGTCACGACCGGCGCCCAGTTCGTCGCCCGCAAGTCTGCGGCCGGCGCCTGGGCCCTCTACCGCGTCGTGTAATGTACCCGGCCCCCTGCTTCGGCAGGGGGCCGACCTTTTGAGGCTCACATGCCAGTCATCTACCTTGAACACCCTCGGCACGGCGTTAAGGTCGCCTTCATGGACCTTGAGGCCGAACAGGACGAGGAGAACGGCTGGTCGCGGATGGCGGAGGCAAACGCGGCCCCCGTCAATATGCTGGCACGCGCCGCTGGTGGTGATACAATGACCTCTGAGGCCCCGCGCCGTCGAGGCCGCCCGCGCGCCAACAAGGACGACTGACATGGCCACGGCAGGCGACATCATCAACGGATCGCTCCGCCTGCTGGGCGTGCTGGCCGAAGGCGAAACGCCGTCCTCTGAGACGTCTCAGGACGCGCTCAACGCCATGAACCAGATGATCGACAGTTGGAACACCGAGCGCCTCGCCGTGTTCTCGACCATTGATCAAGTGGAGACGTGGCCGCCCGGCGCGCTCTTTCGTACCTTTGGGCCGACCGGCGACATCGTGGGCGACCGCCCGATCCTAGTGGACGACGCCACCTACTTTCGCGACCCGGCGACCGGCATCTCCTACGGCCTCAAGCTGATTAATCAGCAGCAGTACAATGGCATCGCCGTGAAGACCGTCACCAGCACCTACCCCCAGGTGCTGTGGGTCAACATGACCTATCCGAACATCGAGATGTACGTTTACCCGGTGCCGACGAAGGTGCTGGAGTTTCACATTGTCTCTGTTCGCCCGCTGTCGCAGCCGGCCAATCTGGCCACTGAGCTGACCTTTCCGCCGGGTTACCTGCGCGCCTTCCGTTACAATCTGGCCTGCGAGATGGCACCGGAGTTCGGCGTTGAACCGACCCCACAGGTGTCGCGCATCGCCATGACGTCGAAGCGCAACCTCAAGCGGATCAACAACCCGGATGATGTGATGGCGCTGCCCTACAGCATCGTGGGCACCCGCCAGCGGTACAACATCTTCGCCGGCAACTACTGATGAAGACGCCGATCCTCGGATCTTCCTATGTGGCCCGCAGCGTTAACGCTGCGGACAACCGCATGGTGAACCTGTTCCCCGAGATCGTGCCCGATGCAAGCGGCGGTAAAGAACCGGCGTTTCTTCAGCGTGCGCCTGGTCTTCGCCTGCTTGCTACTCTCGGCAATGGTCCGGTGCGGGGGCTGTGGACGTTTGGTGGGTACGGCTACGCCGTGTCCGGCGACAAGCTGTACAAGATCGACTCCTTTTGGGTGGCGACAATCAAGGGCACCGTTACCGGCGCTGGCCCGGTGTCGATGGTGGACAACGGCACGCAGTTGTTCATTGCCGCTGGCGCTGACGGCTTCATCTACAACGCCAACACGGACGTCTTCGCCCAGATCACCGACCCGGACTTCCCCGGCGCGACGACCGTGGGCTTCATCGACGGCTACTTTGTCTTCAACGAGCCGAACAGCCAGAAGTTCTGGGTAACGCAGCTCCTTGATGGTACGTCGGTTGACCCGCTCGACTTCGCCAGCGCCGAAGGTTCGCCGGACAACCTTGTCTCGCTGATCGTAGACCACCGCGAAGTCTGGCTGTTTGGTGAGACGTCGGTGGAGGTCTGGTACAACGCCGGGCTCCCTGACTTCCCGCTGGCCCGCATCCAGGGCGCGTTCAACGAGATCGGTTGCGCCGCGCCGTTCTCCGTCGCCAAGCTGGACAACGGCGTCTTCTGGCTGGGTGCGGACGCCCGCGGGCGCGGCATCGTCTATCGGTCAAAGGGCTACAATGGCGAGCGGATCTCGACGCACTCGGTTGAGTGGCAGATCCAGCAGTATTCCGACATCTCTGACGCCACCGCTTACACCTACCAGCAGGACGGCCACTCCTTCTACGTTCTGAACTTCCCGACCGCCGACATTACTTGGGTGTACGACGTCGCAACGCAGGTGTGGCATCAGCGCGCTGGCTGGCTGAACAACCAGTTCACCCGCCACCGCGGCAACAACCAGATGTCGTTCAGCGACGAGATTGTCGTCGGCGACTACATTACGGGCGCGATTTTCGCCTACGACCTCTCAGTCTACACAGAGGCGGGGTCTATCCAAAAGTGGCTGCGGTCGTGGCGTGCGCTGGCCACCGGCCAAAACACCCTTCTTCGCACGACGCAACACAGCCTTCAGCTTGACTGCGAAAGCGGCGTTGGCCTTGATGAGCCGGCTAACGTAATTGACCAGGCTCAAGCCGAGCAATTTTTTGCGTACATCACCGCCGAGTCTGATGAGCGTTTGTTAACTGAAAACGATGATTTTCTCTACGCTACGACGTCTACCTCGACAACCATGACCCCCATGGTCATGCTGCGTTGGTCGGATGATGGCGGCCACACTTGGTCGAACGAGCATTGGCGGTCGATGGGCCGTATCGGTCAGACCGGCCGCCGCGTCATCTGGCGCCGGCTGGGCATGACGTTGAAGCTGCGCGACCGCGTGTACGAGATTTCTGGCACCGACCCCGTGTCGATCACGATTATGGGCGCCGAACTCATCGCGAGCCCGACCCGTGCCTGAGAACATCACGCAGATCCCCGCCGCTCGGGTGCCGATTGCTGAAGACCCGGTGCCCTACCCTTCGCGGCCGTGGTATCGCTACCTCTACAATCTGTTCGCCATCCTAGGCAGCGGCTCGCTTCGCAACGGCGCGTTTCACGACGAGACGACGCAGACGGCGGCAGCGCCCAATACCGCCTACTCGATGACGTTCAACAAGACCGACTACAGCCAGGGTGTCTATCTCGGCACGCCTACGTCTCGCGTCTATGTGGACCGCCCCGGCCTGTATAATTTTCAGTTTTCGGCGCAGTTTGTAAGCACAAACGCCGCCGCCAAAACCGTCTACATTTGGGCTGACGTCAACGGCACCGCCGTCCCGCAGTCCGCGACTACGATTACAATGAAAGGTTCTGGCGAAGCCTATTTGGCGGCCTGGAACTTCTTTCTTCGTATGAACACGGACGACTATTTTCGCTTGAGGTGGGCGACGGATAACACAAACGTATCTATCCAAGCCTCCGCAGCAACCGCTTTCTCACCGGCGGTCCCTTCTGTTATCCTCACCGTTGCCGCGAACATAGGTGAATAATGGCCGTCCTAACCCCCCAGCCTAAGATGCAGTTCACAACGGCGGCCGGCGTGCCTCTCTCGGGCGGCAAGGTCTACACCTACGTCGCCGGCACCACGACGCCGCAGGCGACGTTTACGGACTACACGGGCGTTACGCCTAACACCAACCCGGTCATTCTCAACTCGCGCGGCGAGGCAAACATCTGGCTTGGCAGCGCGCTGTACAAGTTCCGCTTGACCGACGTTAACGATGTTGAGATCTGGACGGTTGATTACATCTCGGCGCCCACATCAGCCGTCTCGCCCATCCTGTCGGGCAATGTTACCATCGACAGCGACACGCCGACGGCGGCCCTTAAGATTACGCAGACCGGCACCGGCCCGGTCTTGCGCGTGCAAGATAGCGCGGACCCAGACGCGACGCCGTTTATCATCGACAACGCTGGTGGCGTCGGCATTGGGACGGCGACCCCGACGGCGGCGCTCGACGTAGTCGGGGACGTTGTAGTTTCTGGATCGTTGACGGCGGGGTCGGTGACGGCGCTCTCTGTTGTGGGCTTCACCGGCATCGTCGCGTATTTTCCCGCGACAACTGCCCCAACGGGCTGGGTCAAGGCTAACGGCGCGCTGTTGAGCCGCACCACATACGCTACTCTGTGGGCCTTCGCGCAGACCAGCGGCAATCTGGTGTCCGACGCGACTTGGGCGAGCAACAACCAGGGTGCGTTTTCGACCGGCGACGGCAGCACGACCTTCCGCGTCCCTGACTTGCGCGGCGAGTTTTTGCGCGGCTGGGACGATGGCCGCGGTGTGGATAGCGGGCGCGCTATTGGATCGTTCCAGAGCGGAGAATTGGCAAGCCACACCCATACTGGCACCACCAGCACGGCCCCCGACCACGACCACGGCTACCTGTCGATTGATACGGCGGGTACGGGCAACACAAACGTCGCCGGAGCGAGCTTTGGTTCTGGTCTGACTGCGCCTGGCGGCGCTCACAACCATACTTTCACGACCAACGCCACGGGCGGCACCGAGACACGCCCGCGCAACATCGCGCTTCTGGCGTGCATTAAGCTCTGACGGGGGGAGCGAACATGCCGACAACGCTGGTGGACGACCGAAAGGCGGGGCTGGCCGTAGGCTATGCCGCGACTGATTGGTCTTCGCCGGTTGACTATGAGGCATACGAAGCCGCGCTGGAAGATTGGACGGTGAAGGCTATCGTTCGGGACGGCGAGCGCATCGGCGCCGCCTACTTTAAGGACGGAGAGGTCCACGTCTCCATCCTGCCGGAGTGGCGAAAGAAGTGGGCGACCAAAGGCGTGATAGCGCAACTTTTTGCGGATGAAGGCGCGTTCAGCCGTATCGCGCCGGGGCATGACTACATGTTTGATATCTTTCGGCGGTTAGGGTTTAACGTTTACGACGACGGCATTGTCGAGAGGGCCGGATAATGGGTATCGAAACCGCTATTCTTGGCTCTGCCGCAATCGGTGCCGGCGCCGGCGCCCTTGGCTCTAGCCGCGCCGCCAAAACGCAGGCCAACGCTGCACGCGAAGCCGCCGCCGCTCAGGTTCAAGCTGCCGAACGGGCGGCGCAAGAACAGAGGGCGATGTTTGAACGGCAGGTCGAGCTTCAGGCTCCTTTCCGCGAAGCTGGACTGACCGCTCAGAACCGGCTGCTGTCACTGCTGGGTTTGGGCGGGGAACCAACCGAACCAGGTTACGGCCGTTATGCCCGCGACTTCAGCATGGCCGATTATGAGGCTGACCCCGGCTACGGCTTCCGCATGAGCGAGGGCATGAAAGCCCTAGAGCGGTCGGCAGCGGCCCGCGGTGGTCTGTTGTCCGGCGCGACGCTTAAGGGCATCCAGCGGTTTGGGCAGGATTTGGCTTCGCAAGAGTACCAGAACGCTTTCAATCGCTACCAAGCCAACCGCGCCAGCCAGCTCAACCCGCTTCAAAGCCTCATGGGCGCCGGCCAGACCAGCACGAATGTTCTGTCGAACGCTGCTGGCGACGTCGGCCGCGGTGTGGCCGGGTCGTACATGGGCGCTGGAGCTGCTCAGGCCGCTGGGCTGGCGGGTGCCGGTCAGGCCCGCGCTTCGGGCTACGTCGGCGCCACGAATGCCCTGACGGGCGCGCTGTCGCAGGCGGTGCCGAACTACATGATGTACAACTACCTAAACCCGTCGGGCGGCGGGGGTGGCTATGCGGCCCCTGGTCTTTCTCCGATGATGAGTGGCTTCGGCTACACCTAAGAAGGGGCGACGCACATGGTTGACTACTCCATCGCCACGCAGGTCCGCCCCTTCCAGATGCCCAACATCGGGGAGGTGTATGGGCAGATCCAGAACATCCAGATGAACCGGATGCGGATGGCCGAGGCGCAGGAGACGGCGCAGGAGCGCAACGCGCTTCGCGGTCTGATGGCCTCCGGCGTTGATCTGAACACGCCGGAGGGCGTTAGCCAGCTTCGCCGCGCCGCGCCCATGATGGCGCAGCAGATTGAGCAGCGTAACTTAGAGGGCGCCCGCATCCGCGCTCAGACGGGGCAGTACAACGCGCGAGCAGAGGCCGAGGCCCTTAAGGTAGGCCGCGACCTATTTGCCGCCGCCACAACCCCGGAGCAGTACGGCGCTGCTCGGGCATATGTGGCCGAACGGTTTCCGCAGTACGCCGGCTCCATCCCCGCGCAGTTTTCAGTCGAGAACGCCCGCCGAATTGCGGAAGGTGCCGAAGGTCTGATCCGCCGCGCGTCAGAAGGCGCCGCTGCTGGCCGACCGAACGAGTTTGAACGGGCGCTGCTTAACGCTGGCGTGCGGCCTGGCACGCCCGAATGGCAGACCGCCATGCGAGGCCGCGCTGAATATCTCAGTGGCGCCCGCCCGGAGACGCCGCAAGTCGCCACCGGCCCTGACGGGCGTCCGATGTTGGTCTATCCCCGTTCGGGGGCGTTCACTTTCGCGCAGGAAATGGCGCCGGGCGGGACTGCTGCGCCAGCGGTGGCCCCTGTCGATCTGCGCCGCCCGCAAGCCGCCGCCCCGGCCGCACCCGCGCCTGCGAACATGATGTTGCCTAGCGCGGCGGCGGCCACGCTTGCGGCGGGTCCGGGCGCGGCCCCTGCTGCCGCCGCCCCGACGACTTTTGAACAGGCGCAAGCCGCGCGGGGTGCCAGGGCCGTTCAGCAGGCAGGCGCCGAAGCCGGCGCGACCGAAGCGGCGCGCCTAGAGGCTCGCTCGGCCGCTACTCGCCGCGAAGAAGCGGCCCAGCTTGAACGGGGTGTTGCGGAGCTGCGCCGCATCTCCCAGCCAGGTGGTCTGCTTGAGCGTTCGACGGGCAGCGGCGTCGGCCGCCTGCTGGATATCGCAGGTGAGTTCGTAGGTGTCTCCTCCCGCAGCAGCCAGGCTGCGGCGGCGCTGGCGCCAATTGCGGACATCGTGCTGAAGCTGGTGCCGCGTTTTGAAGGCCCGCAGTCTGACCGCGACACTCGGTCTTACCAAGAGGCCGCGGGTCGTCTGGCCGATCCGACGATCCCGAATGAGACGCGGTTGGCCGCCGCCCGTGAGATCATCCGTCTTATGGAAGCCCGCCGAGATCAGTTTGGCGTTAGCGGTGGAGCGGCGACGCCCGCACCGGGCGCCCAACCGGCGCGCACCGGACAGACGCAAACTCCAACAGCGTTCCGCGAAGGTCAGACGGCCACGGGGCCGAACGGCCAGCGCATTGAGTTTAAAAACGGTCAGTGGGTGCCTATGCGATGAGCGGCGCGCTTCCTCCTGGCTTCACGCTGGACGAACCTCCCGCCGCTCCCTCCGCTGCTCTGCCGCCGGGGTTCGCGCTGGATACAGCGCCCGCCGCCGAAGGTATGCCGGGGCAGCGCCGCACATGGTCGGACGTCCCCGCCGACATCCGTCAGAACCTCCCCCGCAGCGCCGCGCAGTTTTACGGCGGCATCGTTGAGGCCATCACCAGCCCGGTTCAAACCGCGCAGAACTTGGCCGATCTAGCGGCGGGTGGTCTGCGGGCGGGCGCTCGGCGAGTGCTGCCGACGGGGGTGTTTGAAGCCATCGACCGGCTCGACAACCCGGCCACGACGCAGCGCATCAGCGAACTCGCCAGCGCCGTCGGCGGCGAGTACGCCCGCAACTACGGGTCTATTGAGGGCCTTCGTGACAAGGTGGCCGAAGATCCCGTCGGCTTTCTCGCGGACGTGTCCACGCTGTTCGGTGGCGGCGCCATGGCGGCTGGCCGCGCAGGCGCGACAGGTACGGCCGGCGTGCTTCGGACAGCAGAGGCTGTCACTAACCCGCTGACGCCGATCATCGCGCCGATTGCGCTGGCCGGGCGCGGCGCAGGTACGGTCGTTGAGCGTGGCTACCGCGCGACGGACCCGGAGGCCGCAGCGTACATTGAAGCGGCGGCCGGACGCGGTCCTCAGATCGTTGAGGCCCTTCGCAGCCCGCAGGCCGAGATCGTGCCTGGCTCTCGCCCGCTGCCGTCGCAGATCGTCGCGCCGACCGGCTCGGCAGAGTTCACGGCGTTCGCGCGATCCGGCGAACGAGTGCTGCCGTCCGAAGCCGCCGCTCGCGCCGCAGAGCAGGCCCGCGCCCGCCTGTCGGCCATGCGAGAAGTTAGCGGAGCGCCGGCCCAGGAAGCGCGGGCTCGCCTTGCAGCAGCGCCCGACGTTACGCCGACCGGCGTCATGCCGGCCCGTGGCGGGGCGCTGGAGGCAGCGCAAGAGGCTCGCGCCGCGCAGACCGGCCCGCTGTTCACCCGCGCCGAACGTGATGTTCTGCCTACCGACACGACTATCGAAAGTCTGCTGTCGCGGCCGTCTATGGAACAGGCTGTTCAGCGAGCTGCGAGGATTGCCGCCGAAGAAAACCGGCCCTTCTCGATGCGCCCGCCGGAGCCCCCTGCGCCTTCGGCGCCCAGCGGGCTACTGGACGCGCAAGGGCGCCCCGTGCCGGCGCCTCCAACACCCCCCGCACCGCCGGCCGCCTACAGCGTGCAGGATCTGCAATACGTCAAGCGTGGCATTGACGATCTCATTGCAGACAACGCCTCGGGTCTGGGTAAGGCGGAACGCAACGCCATCATTAACACCCGCAAAGAGTTGCTCCGATGGATTGATAGCCGGTCGGACGCTTATCGGACGGCCCGCGAGACGTTCCAAGCGGCCAGCGGCCCCATTGACCAGATGCGGGTCGCGCGGGTGCTGGAGAACCGCCTGACGCAGCCGGTGACGGGCGAGGCGACGCGCGGTGCCATGTTTGCCAGCGGCATCCAGGAGGCGCCGACGACGCTTCGCCGCGCGACAGGTGAGGCGCGCTTCTCGCAGTTGTCCGAAGTGCTGACGCCCGACCAGATGCGGATCGTGGACGGTATCCGCCGCGACATCGCGCGGGAGGAACAGGCGAACAAGCTGGCCCGCCAAGCGCGGACGGGCGTGCCCAACATTGAGGCCGTGGTGACGGAAGCCACCGGGGCGCCGCGGCTAAACTTCCTCAACCGCGTTGCCACGATTGCCAACACCATCATGTCCAAGTTGGAAGGCAAGATTAACCAGGAACTCGCCATCAAGATCGCCACGGACCTCATGGACCCGCAGGCGACGGCGAACGCTCTGGAGCGTGCGATGCGCCGCGAGATGAACCAAGCCCGCGTCGTCGGCGCTACCCGCGCGCCGTTCGAAGCTACGGCAGAGGCGCTTCGGAACCCGGCGCTGCGTATCATTCCGCAGGCGACGAACGCGATGTCGCCCTACGAAAATCCGTTCAACGCCATGGCTCGCTAAGGGTTGCCGCCTATGTCGCAGGATCTCGTAAACATCATCGTCGGCGTGGCTGGCACGGCAATGGGTTGGATGCTGAAGGTTGTGTGGGACTCGATCCGCCTGCTGCAAGACGACGTGAAAGATCTGGAGCGGGCAATGCACACGAAGTACGTCAGCAAGGACGACTATCGGGCAGACATCCAGGAC